GTTTGTACGTTTGCACTGTCTGTAATATTTGCTATTCCTAGAATATAATACCAGTCAAATTGATTTTTCACCAGTTCATTACAAAGTTCTGAATATGTGTATGTCAAAGGTTCAAAATCTATTCCGTTTTTTTCAAAACAATGTAATTTTTTATATGGACCATTAGCATTTATAAATGTGCCGACAAACATGCCTTTTTCTGTAAGCATGTCTTTAGACTTAGATAACATTTTTGTTCCAAAAACATCTGTAACAGCAAACAATGCAATGCAAAAATCATATCTTTTACTGTGATTAAAAACATCATCATGAATAAATTTGTAGTTTGGGTTTTTTTCTTGTGCTATGTTAAGCATTCCTTTTGATATGTCTAAACCTACATAATCTTCTTTTTTTATATCTATTAAATCAAGCAACAAACCTGTACCACATCCACAATCTATCAAAGAACCCATTCCTTTGTATGGCATCATTTCTTTAATAAATGCATTTTCTGCTACTACAACATTGCCTACTCTTTCATCAGAATAATCTTTCTCATAATCATTGGCTATCATGTTATATATTTTTTCTACATCTATCATAGGTCGTTCCAGTTTATGTCACTATCAAAGCTAGGCTCTTTAAATATTCTTTTCTTTACATCATATACAAACTTTGCTTCTCCAATACTTCCATACAAACCCTGCTCTCGTATTTTTCTAGTAATTATTGAAACACTATCATCATCAAAATCTCTATGGACTGTAACCACAGCATCACTTTGGTTATGCCAATGACTTGCACCAGCTATATCATAAGCTGTAGGCGGTGAATATCCACCGCTATTATCTTTTTGCATTTTAGTTGGATGTGCAACAACCCATACTGTTGCATCATGATTTCTAGCAAACTTCTTGCAGTTTGATATAAAATCTCTTATATGCTCATCTTCTCTTTGATTGCCACGTCTTATAGCTGATACTTCATTAAATGGGTCTATAACTACACCATTGATACCAAACTTAGCACATGACTGTGATGCAATCTCTAAAATCTTTTCTATGTTAGGTATATGCTCTCTAGTTTCTATAAAATAAAAATGCTCATGTATCCAGTCTAGAGAAGCGTGTAATTCTTCTGTATCCATTCTTGTAGAGAAACCTTTATCAAATGGTTTTTCTGCCACTATTTGTAATAATCTTCTGATATGCATTTTTGTAGAATGTTCAGGTGAAAATAAAGCAAACTTCCAATCATGCTGTTTAGCAATTCTAACTAAAACTTGGTCTAAAAATGTACTCTTGCCATGATTTGGTATTCCAGTCCAAACATGAAACGTTCCTTTTTGTACTTTATACAATTTATCTAAACTTGGATAACCAATCTCTAAAGGCTTGTCATAGTTTCCATTGTAGAGATCAATTACATCTTTTGTATAACTATTAACTGAATACAAACCATCTACAGGCAAAGGTCTTGCTCTTTCCACAAGATTTTTTAATGTTGCTGCACCATGTTTCACTAAAACATCATTAGCATCCTTACAGTCCTTAGGTGTTTGCACTACCCAACATAATTTTTTGCCATACCTATGAACTAACTCTTTGTTTAAATTTTCACCTGCACCATCAGAGTCTACAAATAAAATAATCTTTTTTGCTTTTAGTGGATGTGTTTGTAAACAGCTAAATCTTTTATCGCTTTCTTTGTATGCAACTGTTGCAGGAGCACCATCAGGAAGTGTTGTTACATTTTTGAAACCAACTTCATATAAACTTAAAACATCAATCTCACCCTCAACAAAAATAACTGCGTTTGCATCTTTTACATGATGATAGTTATATAAACTTTTTTTAGCTTTTGGTGTTTGTTTAAATTGTTTATCTACAGTTCTATATTTTATATTGTCACATCTGTTGTTAAAGCCATTGTAAGGAAAACCAATCCATTTATTATCTTTACAAAATATATTAAAAGCCTGATATGTTTCTCTACTTATTGATCTCTTGCGAAAATAATCATCTAAATAATTATTTGCACCTGCATCATAATTTACTACTTTTTGAGTTACTTTTTCCACTGGTTTAGATTTTAACCCATTTTGTCTCATAGAACCACTAAAGTTGCAATGATGACAAAGCCATAAAGCATTATCACTTTCAATCGTAATAGATAAAGGTCTATCCTTTGGATTGTGTGGTGGCTGACATTGTGGACATCTTATTTTATGTGAACCCTCATATAAGTTTTGTGCATCTATATTATGTTCATCTTTCAATTTAACCTGCAAGTTCATTTTTACTCCTTATTTTTTTCTTCTGAATCTTTTGTATGTCTTTAGTATAGGCGGAAGCTCGTGTCCTAAGAGTTAGGACATTGGTGTCCACACTTAAAAAATACCTGTTACTTGTACCTTTGCGGTGCTGTATTGTAAGTTTATTATTGTTTTCTAACCATGTTAAGCATCTACGAACCTGCCTATCAGATATGCCACATATTTTGCCTAAATGTTTTTCACTGGGATAACAACTATGTTGCTCATCTGCGTAATTAGAAAGTATAAAAAGAACTAGTTTTGTACTTGGTGTATTGCAATCTTGTTTTTTACACCATCCTAGGGCTTCTATACTCATAACCCATAATGTACTTGCTATTAATTAGGATTGCAAGTTATAAAAATCATTTGGTGTAACTTTACCTTTAGAGATCTTATGAATTTGTTCCATCTCATCTTTTCTTGGTATACGAACACCCCTGCACCATTTGGCTAATGCATGTATTGTAAAAGTACCACCATTTTTATTTGCTAATTTAATAAATGATTCATGAGTATGTCCATTATCTTTTAGCCATGTTCCTAATTTCATATAATGATTCTATCAGAATATATCTTGCATATCCACCCATTTTGTCTTATCATCACTATATTAATTTGATAATAATTTGGAATAATATGAACAATAATCCTTTTGAACAACATGGTATAGAGTATCTTAGTGCCAGTTCTATAAATGAATTTATAACCAATCCAGCAAGATGGATTTTACACACTAGTGGATTTCGTGATTCTTTTGGTTCACCTGCAATGTGGCGTGGCATAGCTGTTGATGATGCGATATGCAAAGCTATTTATAACAATGAATCAATAAAAAAATTACAGAAGTTTGCTTTAGATGTTTTTGATAATAAATTATTAGAAGCACAAGATGAGAACATTCCTTTTGATGTCAATAAAGTTACCAAAGAAAGAGACTTAATAAATACTTATGTAGATATAGCCATACCTCACTTTAGAAGTTTGGGTGAGCCTATTGCTACACAAAAAAGAATCAAGCTGGAGTTTGATTGGTTGCCAGTTCCTATAATTGGTTATCTTGATCTCCAGTATGAAGGGGTGGTTCGCGATATAAAAACTGTTAATAGGTTGCCAAGTAAAATGCTTGATACAACCAGTAGACAACTTGCTATATATGCTGCTGCCGAAAAATGTGTGCCTATTATTGATTACGTTTATGTAACATCAACTAAACAAGAAATTGTTACAACCCCAGTATCAAATGTAGATATGCATTTAAATGAAGTAAAAAGAGCAGCAAACAATATGATGAATGTTCTTTCTTACAGTGGTGATATTAATGTTGTTGCTGATTTATTCTTTCCAAATCTTGATGATTGGAAGTGGTCTAATGCAGAAAAAGAAGCAGCAAAAAAACTATGGAGAATATAATGGATAAACTTAATCAAGCTATAAGTGAAATAGCAAACTTACCTAACTCAGATAAAGTAAATATAAAAGGAAAATATTATACAACTGTTGATACTAGGGTTCATGCTTTTAGAAAACATTTAGGAGCAGATGCACAAATAACAACAGAAGTTATATATCATGATGATACTAGAGTGGTCGTTAAAGCCACTGTAAGCGTGTGTATTGATGGGGAATTGCGTGTACTAGGCAATGACTATGCTGAAGAATATAGAGCAGCAGGAATGGTGAATAAAACATCAGCATTAGAAAATTGTTGCACCAGTGCTATAGGTCGTGCTTTGGCATGTTGTGGATTGGGTGGCGGTGAATATGCCAGTGCTTTTGAAGTTGATAATGCAATTAACAATAAAAAAGAAGCACCAAAACCAACATCAAAATCTGTAGGTAAATATAAAATACAATCTGATAATAAAGCTGTTGTTATTAATACTGATGATGAAGAAAAGTATTTACATCATTTGCGTACATTTTTATCAGACCCAATGAGTGATGAATGTAAAAGAATTTTTGCTTTAAACAAAGATACAATAATAAAAGCACAAATTGCATCTACAAACAGTACAAAAGAGGCATATGATAAATTGTTAGAAATTTATAATGAAGCCTAATTGTTTAGATGATTATGTTTTTGTTTGTATGCGTAATGGCAAATGGTGGACTTTTTGGGAATTACAACAAGTCATAAAAGAAAAAACAGGAAAATTTTATGGTGAGCCAACTATTAGTGCTGCCATAAGAAATTTGAGAAAAGATTATGCTAGGGTTAAATATAATCTATCACCTATAGA